GAGCGTAGGAATCTTGTGATCTAGTATGCATTCTTGACACCCAGCGCATGGCTTAGATAGACCAAACAGCATACTTTTATCATCGTCTTTCTTCACTCGACACACATAGAGACTGCACTTTTTTAGAGTGTCAACGTCAGTAATCTTGAGTGCATTGTAGATAGCATTAGTTTCAGCATGCCAGAAGATTGCTTCATCATTCTTTGAATATTTAGCTTGAAAAGGATGACTCTTCATGTGACTAGTGCCGAAAGAAACTATCTTATTTTTATAGACAATAGCAGCAACGTGGCGAAATCTTTCCTCCGCAAGATCAAGTGCGGCAGGCTTCAATATGTTAAAAACTTCACTATGTTTCATAACGAATAACCTATTCAGATTTCTTTAAGTTCAACTTCTGACAAATACTGACCCAATGAATAGGTAAAGAACTTGGGCGTTGCGCCTTCAAATCCCTTACCAAGATTTAATCCTCGACACACATCATTTGCTTGCTTTCTACTCTTGTATGTGTTTATAGTCACATCGTCTTCCATTAATATATATTTCTTATTTTTTCGTTCTATTCTATAGGACATTACGCAAAACTAGCCTTCCATATATTTTTACCATACTTTTTAGGAAGGGTCGAGTCTTTCTCTTGTTCATCCCATCGTTTACCGTATGGACTATTGCTCATAACCGGTGTGTCATCTACCATACCATCTTGTGCTGATTGCTCTACATTGTAGAACCGCATTCTCGAACGGTCAATACCAATCACGAAACGCTTGTTCGAATTTGGATCGCCCCATCGATTTTTCAACTGCTTAATCATAATCTGACCAAGTTGTTCTAGTTCTTCAGTAGCAATCAGAGCGACCATAAAGTCAGCGGTAGCAGGCAGACCAAACGATTCAGAAGTATCTTCAAGACCAACATCAGAACTACTAAAGCCAGAGCGTGTAGTCTGAGTAGCAGATACGATTGGAACATTAAACTCTACAGCAAGACCACGAAGCTCTTCAGCAATCGATTTGATTAGAGTATAAGAGTTAGCCATAGCATTTGCTTTAATGCGGCTACTCGTACAGATATTCAGATAGTCAATGTAAATGATATCTGGTGTAATGTTCTTCTTGAGTTTTAATTCGTTTAGTAGATGACGGAAATGACCAGAACCAGCAGATGCTGTTGGATATTCTTTTATAATCAACTTGCCTGTAGTTTTACTCTTCAGACGATTGATTTTCTTTTCGAAAACATCTTTAGGCATTGTGTGAATTTCATCGATAGATGCATCAAGTAGGTTCGCATCAATACGTTCGGCAATTCGCTCTTCAGCCATTTCCATTGTGATGTACAATACGTTCTTGCCGTGCATAAAATTACTAGCAGCAAAATGACACATCGCAAGAGATTTACCTACGCCCGTGCCAGCAAGAATGATATTGAGAGATTTACGAGGAAGACCTCCCTTCGTAACTGTATTTAGTAGATCAATATCAAACTCAAGTCGGGCTTCTTTATGGTGATAGAACTCGTATCGCTCATCAACGTTCTCAAGAAAATCGTGCCCGACGCTATTGTCAAACGACACTCCCAAAGCATCTTGAAGTAGCTTGGGTATAGAACCCTTGTCTAGCTTGCTATCATTGGAATCCATAACACCAATCGATGTACGAATCGCATTGTAGAGTGCTTTGTCTTGACAGAAGGTTTCAGTCTTATCAAGCAGCCAGTCTTCACTATTCTTCTCATCATACGATAGTTCATCAACAGTATTACAGATAACATCGAACTGCTCTTGGGATACGCTACGAGACTCTTCCAACGAAAGACGCAAAGCATCCTTCGTTGGTATAGAGTTGTAGTCTTTGATATAGGTATCAATAGTACGATAGATTAGCTTGTTCTCTAAACTATCAAAATATTCTTCTTCTAAAAACGGCAATACTTTCCTTGTATATTCTTCATTATGTAATAGACTCCCTAGAATGAGAGTTTCAATCATGTAATATTCCTTCTATATTAACCACCAACAAACACATTGGTCACACCATCTGCTCGTTCATGCCCACAACTATCCGCATCACCCTTTCTATTTACAGGCTCGCCTTCAGCAATCACTGTCGAACTTCCATTCTTAGTAACTGGTGCCGCATGAACACCAATACCATGACCAGCTACAGGGTCATCATCAGTTGCCACAAGTTCTCCCGCCGCAAACACAGTTTGTACGCTTGTTGACGTAACAGCAGCACCTGCTGTATTTGTTAGAGTGAGAGTATGTATCTCAGGCATCCATTGTTTCCTCGTCTGGTGCAAACATTGCGTGTTCTCCAATCGTATATCGACTCTTAATATACTCTGAAAAGTCAGTGGTTGTAAACATATTTGTCCAAAATTTTCCATTATCTTGAATATCTTTTGCTCGCATCTTCTCACCAACGAGTTCGCCAGTTTCACGATCTACAAGTTGATACCAACCATTCGAAGGCTTCGCTAGATAGTTAGCTTCAAGAGCCAGAGCCATCAGACCAGACCACTTGTTAATACCACCATCCCATGTAACTGAGATTGGAATCTTAGACTTCTCTTTGATGTAACGAGATTTCTCAACGTTGATGATGAAATGATACCCAGCAATATCAGTGCCATCTTTCTCTTGTTGGCGACCAATAATCCAGATGTTATCAGCAGAGTAGTAGATGCCAGTACCACCAGAAACAACTGCTTTAGGAAACATACCAATTTCCATATAGGTATGATTCACGGCAATCAATGGAATATCTTTGAGCGTAAGATGTGGTGTTACCATACGAAACAGAGACTTCATCTGCTTTGCACGAGACATATCAGCGACTGACTTCTCGTTCATAGCATCTTCGACTTCTTTCTTAGACGCTAGATTGCCCACAGAATCGATGATGATACACACACGGTCACCTCGTTCGATGCCGTCAAGTTGCTTCATGATATCAAACTTCAGTTGCTCAACGTCCATAATGGGAGTATGAACAACACGATCCATATCAATATCAAACGATTCAAAGTAGTTTTGTGGTGTGCCAAACTCAGAGTCATAGAACAACACAACAGCATCATCATACTTCTTCAGATAAGCACTCGCCATTAGTAGAGAGAATGCAGTCTTGAAATGCTTTGATGGTCCAGCAAGCACTGTAAGCCCAGGTGTCAATCCACCATCAACTCGACCAGACAATGCAACATTGACCATAGGCACCTGTGTCGGCACCATCTCTTTCTTACCATAAACTTTCGAGTTGGAAAGCGTAGCAGTAAGTTTGACTGTACTATTTTTAGTCAGTCTATCAAGTAGGCTCATAATTTATCCTTTGTAGATTTCTGTCAATTTATCACGAAACTCTTCAATCTTATCTAAACGATTAGGCCAGTAAATATAACTCTTATCTGGGTTCGCTGCTAGATTGTTAAGCAACGGTAATACAGAAGAGTATAGCACATCTAAACGCTCTTGTATACCTAAAGCCTCTACAGAAGCAGAACTTTTTTCTTGTTCTAGCTTCTGTACGGCTTCAAGCTCATCCTCGGTAACGGCGGTAAAACCGAAATCGTTTAAAAGATTAATATCCACTTTGTTTTTCCTTTTATACAAAAAAAGATTTACAGCGGTAGATAAATCAATCTTCTACCATGTTATAGTGCTGCTACTGCTGCATTGAAAGCCGTTTGATCCACTGCTACTGCATCTTGTAGAGGAGTCAAGTCTTCAGTTGTCCAGTAACCCGTTTTATTGAGATAGATATTGATGTGTTCAATGTTGCGAGTTAGAGCGCCAGCGTCCGTTGCATGGTCAGCAGGTGCTGCGACGACCGTATTAATATGTGCAACGGATGCGAGACAGCCTGCATATATATGAGCAATCCTTGCTGCTTTCTCTTCATCTGTCATACCTTCAAAATCTGTATCTGACATTATATTATATCCTTATTGTTTGTATGTTAGCTGAATCTGCGATAGCAAGAATAATATCTGTACCCCTTCCACCTGGAAAAGCTACTACACAATCGATATCGTTCTCATCGAACATAGCGACGTTGCGTTTATATCCTGCTCTCTTACCATATTTATTATATTCTGTTTTATAGACTTTACATAGGATGTTATTTTGTTTTGCCCATTGTTGAGATAGACTATCATATCCTCTTGTGTCGCCAGTTATGATTGTGCTGATTTCCATATCTTTTAAAGCCATATCGATGCGAGAAAGACTTGAATTTTCTTTCCCGCCACACACAAGCACAATCATACTAATATCCATTCGGAATGATAACGTAATGAATCATCAGAACAATACCGACGCTAACGCCAAGACCAATCATCATCTTCATAAAGTCTTTTGTTACAAGAGGAAACACTTGCTTCATCTTTGTATTGTGAACCGTTGCAATTGCAAGTTCACGACCAGTCAATAGACCAACAAAGACCCAAGTAGTAGACATTGGAATGTTATTGAGTTCCTTGAAGAAGTATAGAACAACGAAGTATGCTAGGTCAATCAGACAAGCACTTCGAATATACTTAGTCGAAGTCTTTTCAATAACAATCTTCTGAATCTTACCACCACGCTCTCGGAACATCCAGCCAAGTCCAGCAACGAAGATAACGCTAATAACAAGCATCATATCGATAGGCACTTCACGAGGCAAGAACACAGCGATGTTTGCCATATCGTGAGACAACCAAGTCCACCACAGAAGACCTGTAGTACACCACTGAGCGAAACGCCAGTATGGGCGAGACCAGTGATTGCCAATCGACTTTCTTTCGTCAATCGCTCGGCTAATCAAATGCCACAGTAGATACGCTGCTACTGCTGCTACAGCATAACCCATAATCGACTTCATCAACATCTTTTCTAAAACAAAAGTAGATGCAAATGCAGAGAGTACGAGGAATGATGTTGATACTGGAACACCAACACGAGTCAGACATAGTAGAATGGCTGGTGCTACTGCATGATACCATTGTATCTCTTGAAAGGGAATCTTTGTGAGACGTTCGTATGCAATGTCTCCGCCATTGATATGCCAACCATACCAGAGAGTTGCAAGCAATACAACTGAGGCTGCGCCCCATAAAACTTTCCAATGAAAGCGTTCGTTGTTAGAAGCGATCCATGTTCCAAGCGTTTGAACAGAGTCGTTAGCGATAACTGAATAAGCAGCAAAAAGAAATCCTACTGCCATCCAGAGAGTTAGTTGATCCATATTGTATTATTCTCCATAACAAAATGGGGAGGAGACCATTCCCCTCCCCGTGTATATATCTACTTGATTTTCACTTTGCGAGGCTTTTGCTCGTCTGGAATAATATCTTCCAACCAGACTTTGAGCATACCATTTACCATCTCAGCACTCATTACTTCGACAGTTTCAGCAAGCGTGAATTGACGTGTGAACTTTCGTAGACCAATTCCACGATGTATCCACTCTTCGCCATTAGGCTCTTTCGTCTTTACGTCAGACTTGATGGTAAGTGTGGAATCTTTGTGTTCAATGTCGATATCCGCTTTGTCGAAACCAGCCACTGCGATTTCGATGACATACTTATTGTGATCAACCTTTTTAACGTTAAAGGGAGGATACGACTGTTGACTGAATTGTTCTGTGGTAGTTTTGATCCGCTTAATCATATCTTGATAGCCGATGAAATATGGCTGATAGATTGGATCGTTAAAAATGGATTGTACCATGTTACTTTACTCCTTGTAAGCAAGTTAAGTGTTTAATAAAAAAGCATGAGACCCATTTGGCATCTCATGCTTTTATTTATATCATAATAATTGGGTCATGTCAACTTTTTTACTATAATCGTTTGCATTTATTCTGCTATTCGTGTAAGAGATTTTTCATAATACTCCTCATCCAATTCACAGCCTAACACCTTCCTGTCACAACGTAGTGATGCGACAGCGGTGCTTCCACTTCCAGAGAATATGTCTAGAACATTGTCACCCTTGTTACTATATGCACGAATAATACGCTCCAATATATCAACATTTTTAGTTGTTGGGTGCCATCCAATATAATCTTTTGATGTGGTGTGGTTGTTCTTTTCCCAGATGCATGTTGGAATAGTGCCCTTTTGAAATAGTGTCTTTGGGTCTATAAACTCTTTTTTATGTGTTAGCATCTGCTTTCTTGTGGCATCTGGATTTTTCTCTTTATACTCCTTCATGAGTTTTTTCTCAAGATTCATATTTTTCTTGACCTTACGCTCCACTCGTATATCATGATCATTGAACAGGAAATCTTTACCTTTGCTGTAACACCACGCATACTCATGTTTTCTTGCAAAATTAGTCTTGCTTCTACCACCCCAATTATAACCCCATATGATTTCGTTTTGACCATGCATAGAATCATATGAGTTTAGAATATCAAGCTTGTATCGTAGAAAAGTATCTGTTTTGAGTGTTCCCCATACGACTAGCATACGATTAGGTTTCAAAACCCTCACGCACTCATCAGTCCATAGTTTACACCAAGCCAGATATTCTTCAGCTGTCTTCCACTGACTGTCCCAGCCCTTTCCGTCATCAAACCCAATAAAGTATGGTGGGTCAGTGAGGATGAGATCGACAGACTCATCCTCTATGGTGGATAGATATTCTAGACAGTTTTTATTTTCGATCATACCTCATATACCACTTCATAAAGATGCGTATTGTCAAGATTGGTGTGAACAGAATTTAGATTTGTCGTGGCGCCAGATTTGCGATTCTCATTGTTTGTTTTCAACTGACGAATAACCTCTTCAGTGTCTGTCTTGATAATCATGAGACACTTTTCTTTATGAAAGACGCCAAAATAATGGTCAACATTTGCATAAGCATCCAACGCAGACTGTTTGTATGCGCCATTGTAAACACCAACGACAGTCAACGCAGAAAAAGTCTTTCCTTTATTGCCCTTCGCCACCTTATACAGATTACGCAGTTGCTCATCTTTCAGTGCTTGAGACTTATATTCTGCATAACGGTCTGTCTTTAGGTCTATCGCATCACTACCATACTCATCCTTACCAGCACCAGCGGAGATTTTCCTATGAGCTTTGTGGCCTAACTTATCTGCCATAACAAGCTCACGCCATTTGGTCTTGTCAGTCACCTTTTCAAAACCGTCTTGCTCACCTTTCAAGTAAAGCGCATTTGCCAACTGCTCGTAAGTAAACGTCTCAGAGATTTCTTGGATATTCATAGCAAAGTCTTCCTTTCACATCACAGAGAGAACGCTCTCTCTATTTCATAATCCTATTATAGACTGATCAACAGTTGCTGTCAACCCATTTTATCGTTTACCACCAATATTATATTTTGCTACGAGTTCCCATTCGCTCTTCTCTTTGTATGGGAGAATTTTAATCTGTGCTAGTGGTGCAATATTGCCTTGTGACTTTTCTGGTTCTACAATCTTAACCAAATCCCACTCTTCAAGCAGGTTAGCAATCGTGTTACGACGCCCTTTATCTTCTTCTGAAAACGAAGAACTCTTACCGTCTAGAGTGAAAAGTTCCTTGAAGTGAACGATATAATACTTGCCCTTCTTATGTAGGATATGACAAGATTGATATAGTTTCTTGTCTTTTCTGGATGCAACACCGATACGAGTCAGAGTTTCTTTTACTTTTAGAAATGCTTCTTCGTTACTTAGTTCCACTTCCACTAATGTTTCAACACTCATTTCACGCCACCTTTTTCTTGTTTTTGTTTGATACGTCCTATTTGATCCGCTGATAGAATCTTTAGGTACTGTAGAGCAACTTGTTTATTGCAGCCATAATAACTGGATGTTATATTTATATTTTCATCATCTTCAGGTTTAGACCACTTAGCAAAGCGTTTCCGGCGACGAAGAACGCTATGATAATAGTCAAACTGCAATTTGTTGTCAAGATGGTGTAGCGTATTCATCTCATTAGCATGTAGTATTGCGTCTGGATGATATGAGAGCGCTCTATTAGAGAGAAAGGCGTTGTAATTTTTCTCAGCAAGAGCATCGTTCTCTGTGCCTCGCATGAGGTCTTTCTTTGTGTCTGATACTGCTTTGACGTAATCAAATGGATTGCTCATTTCCAAGTGACCTCAAACATGATAGCAGTGAGAAACGCCATGATGTTGATTTCAGGGTCAGCAGCAAACGAGTGCTTGTATTGATACTCACCAAGAGTAATCACAACACCAGGAACAGAATTATCAGACACTTCTTCCCATGCTGTATCATAGAACGCACGGAAGAACTGTGAAGCATCAATATCACTATTCTCGCCAACCCACTTACGAACAGATTGATACTCTTTCGCTTTCATGTGAGTAATGAGTTGTTTGAACGACTCTTGGTTTAGATTTGCTAGAATGCCAGAATCAATACGCCCAGTAGAAGCATAACGCTGGCACTCGTTGATAACCCTACGCCAATCAGGAAAGTGTAGATTGACCAGTTCAGCAACGACTTTGCTTTCAAATTCAACTTCTTCATTCTTGAGAATATCACAGAGTCGATTGAAGAACTTTGCCGCAAGTTTAGCTTTGTCTTTACCTTTAGTTTTAAAATCAATAACTGTACACCGAGAGTGTAATGGTTCAATAACACGGTTCTTGAAATTGCATGTGAGAATGAATCCACAGTTCTTACTAAACTCTTCCATAAAGTTACGAAGAGCAGGTTGAGTTGATTGTGGGTTGAGATAATCAGCTTCGTCAAGGATGACATACTTACGACCTCCCGTAAAAGATACTGATGATGCAAACTGCATGATTTCAGTTCGTAGAGTATCAATGTTACCGTTCATAGAACCATTGATTACAATGTAGTCGGCATTTAGTTGTTCACACAGTGCTTTCGCAACAGTTGTCTTACCAATACCAGCACTGCCAGTCAATAGCAGATTAGGGATATTTTCTTGGTTGACAAACTGCTGAAAAGTCTGCTTTAGTTCGCTTGAGAGTATGGTATCAGCAATCGTCTTAGGACGATACTTCTGTACCCAGAGAAACTCTTCATTCATATCAAAACCTCATCATAAAATAAAAATCAAGTATAGCAGAAAAGGGGATGAGTGTCAACCCATCCCCTTTAAGTTTTAGTTCAGATTAGAGAGGTCAGCGTCAACTACTTCCTCAACAGCAACGTCTTGCACCTCTTCTGAAGGCGCAGCGGGTTGTCCTGCTGCTTCTGCTGCTTGCTGCCTGTCTACTTCTGCCTGTAGCAGAGCGCCAAACTTTTCACGAAGAGTGCCAACAGCAATCATTTCTTGACCACGAATGGCACCACGAGCGCAAACAGTGTCGATGATACGCACAACAGCGTCAATGTCTTGTAGAGTGATTTGATTATTTTCTTCAGTCATATTATTCTCCAAATGTAGAGTTAGATTCGATTGCAATAAAATACTTTACGTTGTCCGAAACAAAACACGACAATCCTTTTGACGATAGATTGACCGTGTAATCATTCGGCATCAACTTCAGATTTTCAACTTTCATATACATATTAAAAGTGTCTGATGTTGAACCAACTGTCACGCCATAACGATCAGTAGTTGGGTTTTTAGAGTTTACAGCCTCCAATACGATTTCACCATCGACTCCTGCAAAGGCAATCTCTGGCAAACCAAGAACGGAAGCAGCCTTTAGAACAGACTGCAAATCATTCCAAGAAATATCTACCTTCACCTCACAAGGTGGCATAGTGATTTCTTTTTCTGGTGGCTGAAGGATCATGGAAGTGTCTGCAAGAGTGTATTGCACCTTGCGTTTATTTTCCATAATATTGATAGACTTTTCATCAAAGTTTAGCTCTGGCGATTCGAACAACGATACCGTTGCTAGAAAGCGAGATAGGTCATAGATACCAGCTTCAGATGAAAAGTCGTCACTACCGCTAACAATTGCCATGATAGTCTTCTGAGGAGAAATTGTACTCAGTGTCGTGCCTGGCTTGATAACGATAGAAGGATTGATAGAAGAGAAGTTCTTTAGAATGTCCATAGTATAATCGTTTAGTTGCATTATATAGTTCTCCAATTATTTGCGATTGCGCTTACGAGAAGTGCGAGCATTCTTAGTCTTTTGGCGCTCTTTATTTATACGAGTTTTGTTGCCTTCCTGATAATATTTTTTGTTTGATTCATCGCTTGCAGTCGGCGATGCTTGAATCGCAGCCATCGCACCAAGACTACCACCAAAAATATATGAACCCATATGCTTGAGTTCCATCCACGGGCACATCCACACCTTCATACCAGCTTTACGAACATTCTGACAGAACATATAGTCTTCTGATAGATAGCGCTTCGACTCTGGATCAATGATACAATCAAAGTAAGCCATAATCTCACGAGAGCCATCAAAAGCATCTGTACGAATATGGTCTGGTAGATAGTGATATTCTGGATATGCTTCTTCATACTTCTCAAACGTAGCACGAGGAATACACATGAACCCAGTACCAGCTTCTAATACTTCTACTGGTTGGTCAACACGAAACTCGGTGATACCTTTTGCTGGGTTGAACACATAGTCGCCTACGAAGTTCTCAAGAGCAAACGGATTCTTATCAGCGTGACCCATCTTCACTGCTTTAGCAATCTTCTCCCAAGAGATAGACTTCTTAGGATATGGTCCAGTGATGATATCTACGTTCTCTGGGTCTGCTAGTTGCAGTGCCAAAAGAGCGAATACATCGTTCACATGAAAGCCAATGTCACTATCAATGAAAATCATATGAGTGCAGTTACTACGCAGGAACTCATCCACACAATAGTTTCTAGCACGAGTGATAAGAGATTCATTGAAGAGATAGTAGAAGTTTAGGTCAATTCCATACTTGGTGGCAGCCATGCCAAGGTCGTTGGTAGATTTGGTGTACATGCCAGCGCATTGTCCACCGTACATAGGTGTTGCGA